GCCGACGCGTCGCTCAGAGGCCAAACAGACCCCCAGGTTAACCAGGCAAAGAAGCGGGAAGGAGGAGTTCTGTCCCATCAGCTGCCCGACAGTCTTGACGACCACCGGGCAATGAGCGCTGACGAGATAAACTTCATCCGCTTGAGCCAACAAAATCCCCTCGATAGGATCATCGCACAAGGCAAACCTGCCGAGGGGACCGAAATCCACGATCGGCTGGCCAGAGTGCTTTTGAGGGTCATAGGGGGCTGGAACCTTGGGGTAAGAAATCGACTTCGGGCCATTGTCGTTGAGAACGACCTGAGGGGCGACGAAACCGCAACAATCCGTCAACTGATGGACAAGCCAATCGGTGAGGGTGTTATTGAGGTTGTCGCTTGCCGAAGCGAAGTCACTGCTGGCCAAAAGCTCAGGACCCATCTCAAAAATCCGCATGATGTCGAGAGCATCGATATCGCGGGTGAGACAGGGAAAGCACGGAAGAGTACCCATGGCCTCGTAGAGCGTCTGTTGCCAAACACTCGTGACCAAAGCGCCTGCGGCGGATCCAACCGTGACGAAGCGGGTCTTGCAACCAGCCTCCTTCACAGCAGAGACCCTGAGTTTCTTGTCCGTGCCGTCGAGAGCTTCCTTAACTGCGGTGGAGAGAACATGTGCCGTCCAGGCCATCTCAGTCAAGGGGTAAGAGCAGGACGGTTCAACCCTGAGCGTGCCGTCGCCGTCCATTCCCACAACAGAGTCGACAACCTGAGGGTCCTCAAAGAGAACACCAGCATCAGGCTCCTCGGGAGGGAGATGGGAGAGGCGAGACTGGCGGATCAAACCGTCGCGGTCGAGCGTGGGTTCGACTGGTTTCTGGTAGGCCTTCGGAAGAAAGTCCGTGCCCACCGATGCGGAAAAGAGGGGGTAGGCGAATTTGGCCTTCCCGGTGAAGCCATGAAAGCTCCTCCAGAGTTCCCCCCCCTTGCCGCCGAAGCCCTGAGGCGATAGGCGGCTACCAGTCGATTTTGGAGGCGTTTTAAGGCGGAAGGTTTCAAATTCCGGCCGGAGGCGCCTTTGGAGGTACTCGATAACAGGAACGAGACATTCCTTAACCTCCTCGACAGTAGAGTTGTCCAACTCTCCACTGCCAACATTTCTGCGGTGTGCGTCCATCTGCTGCAGAAGCATCCTGTCCGTCGTGTAACCGAGCGCGCTCTTGGCACGAAACAGGGATTGAGCAAGTCCGACCGCGAACTTGCTGGGGCGTTTGATGATCCGCCGCCTAAAGAGGCGCGACGAAATCCAACTGGCAAACGCCCCGAAAAGAGGGACTGGTTCATGAGGAGTCTGGAAGAGGCGAGCTGAAAAGCTCTCGCAAAACCTCTTTCCGGATTTCGCAACCTGGAGTCCCTCTTTGCCAGGGCAGAGAGCCCTGACATTGGCGTCAAGAGACCGTACCACGAGTCCGCTGGCGCCATAAAGCCTCACGAGAGTCGAGAGACCCTCAATGAGACTTCTTCGCACCTCATCTCCGTCATAGGACAGATCGAAGTGCGGAACAGTCTTGCAATCCAGGGGGGAGCGACTAATCCCCCCAGGGCCCATACCCGCGCACACAAGTGTGCGGGGCGTTGTCATCTCGGGCTTCTGATGACAATCGACCAATGAATAATTGCT